GAGAACGGTCATGACCGTGATGGCCTTGGAAATGATGAGAATTATTTCTGGAAAACAGCAAAAGAAACAAAAACTGACAACGTTGAAATCAATATTGAACCAGAGTTAGGATAACTGAGTATAAATAAGTTAGATCAAGTTACATTTTAATGCCTTTAGAAAGGGTAAAACAGGAATTTAAGGATATAAGCATGTCATTTGAGACTAATCCTCTCAATGATGACCTGATTGCTTTGAAAAATACGACTGCGATTGCCCGATCAATAAGAAATATTGTATTTACACGACCCGGCGAAAAGTTTTTTGAACCTAATTTTGGTTCAAAAATAACTGAGTCATTATTTGAGAACATAGATGAGGTTTCAGCTCTTGCAATTCGTGATGAAATCGATTTTTCGATAAGAGAATTTGAACCAAGAGTAAATCTAGAAAGAGTTAAGGTTACTCCTAACTTTGAAAACAACGAAATGAACGCAACAATTGTATATCGGATCGTAGGAATTGACATTCCACCACAACAATTAGACTTTGTGTTACTGCCAACTCGATAATGACACTTAAAAATTTTACAAATCTGGATTTTGACCAGATAAAACAAACATTAAAGGATTATTTAAAGAATAATTCAAATTTTACTGACTATGATTTTGAAGGATCTAACCTGTCAACGATAATAGACGTTCTTGCATATAATACTTACATAACTTCGTATAATGCGAACATGATTTCTAACGAAGTTTTTATTGATTCTGCAACTTTAAGAGAAAATGTTGTTGCTTTAGCAAGAAATATTGGATATGTACCAAGATCAAAGAAATCATCAAGAGCATCAATAACATTTTTTGCTGATATTGGATCAATTTCACCAACTCCGGCAAGTTTAATACTTAAAAAAGGCCCTGTAGCGAGCACAGGTAATCAATTTGGTGGTCAATCCTTTGTTTTTAGTATTCCAGAGGATAAATCTGTACCAGTTATTGATGGACTTGCTATATTTGAGGATTTAGAAGTGTATGAAGGCACTTTATTAGAGCAAACTTTCACTTATTCATCAAGAAATCCATTTCAAAAGTTTATTTTGCCAAATACAGGCATAGATTTAGATACTTTAGTGGTAAAAGTAAAACCATCTGCAAGTTCAACCGTGTCTGTTAAGTATCAAAGGCATGATAATTTGTTTGATAATGATAGTGGGCAAGTTATAAACGGTAATTCAAATATATTTTTCCTTCAAGAGGTTGAAAGTGAAAGATATGAGTTAATTTTTGGTGATGATATCTTTGGAAAAGCACTACAGGATGGAAATGTGATTGAGGCCTCTTATATTTTAACCTCTGGAGAGGATGCAAATGGAATTAATTCATTTTCTTACTCTGGTAGGTTAACATATGTTAGAAATTCTGTTGAGATAAGTGTTACTGATGGAATTTCTTTGATTACAAACCAATTACCATCAAGCGGTGGTGAGGTTATTGAAAGTGTAGACTCAATTCGCAAATATGCACCTCAAATTTATGCAACTCAAAATAGAGCTTTAAGTGCAAATGACTATGAGATTCTAATTCCGAATAAAATATATCCTGAGACTGAATCAATTTCAGTTTTTGGGGGTGA